TTAGGATCCGCCTCACCCAGGATTACTATCTCTTCATCGGTAGGGGCTTCTAGGACAGGATGATTTGTGAACTCAATGGTCATTATCAATACGCTCCTTTGCAATTTCAAAATATTTATTGATCTTCTCAATCCCTATAAAACTACGTTTCAGTTGTTTAGCTGCAAAGCCTGTAGTTCCAGACCCAAGGAATGGGTCAAATACCGTGTCACCTTTGTTACTCCATGAGAGGATATGGTCGTGAGCTAGCTGTTCTGGAAAAGGTGCTGGATGACAATCTTTTCCTCGCTGTCTCTGAGCAGGCTGCTTCCAAATATTCCATCGCTGCCCAAAGTCGGCTATTATTTTTACGTTCTTTCCAACCATATCCCTCGTTGTTCCGTCACTCTGTCGAACCTTTCCGTGAACAGTATCTCCAGCGTATTTATTTTTCCGATCTTTGATTGGATTGAATGTTGATATATTACCTTTTGAGAAGATGAACATATACTCAAACACAGGGGCATAACGAGTCTTCAAAGCACCTACCGCTGAGAATGTATCCTTCTGCCAGATCATAGTATCGTGAAGGTTAAATCCGATCCCCTTAGCATACAGAGCCTGTTTAAAGCTGGTTCCAGTCTCGCTTCCTTTGATGGTAGCATCTCCTACTACCCAAACGACAACGCCGCCTTGCTTGGTCACTCGATACAAGCCCTCTAACACCTGCTTCCAGATGCCTTCATTCCACTGTAAGCTACCCTCGTAGGTTCTTAGGTTATCATAGGGAGGAGATGTAACCGTAAGATCTATGCTTTCCTCCCGCATCTTAGTCATTTCTTCAACGCAATCTCCTTGTATTAACTCAATAGTCATTCTTCTTCCTCTAAATCCTCTGGGTCATTTTCGAACTCCCACTCAAAATTTATGCCACCATCGCTAATCTCTTTTTGCATTTCATTCACAAGCATCCTCCCTGCTGGTAGGTGGTTGTAGTCATAGAATAGTTCGCCCTGCTCGTTCATGACTATGAAGCAGTAGTTCTCAAAATGCTCTCCCAAGATACCACGGATCTGATCATAGATCGGGTCATAGCTGGAATCCATGATTGACTTAGGCATCTTTTACCTCGGCTTCTATTGTCTTAGCTTCCTCGATCCTGGCCCTCGCTGCCTTGATGGTAGCCTCGTAGTCATCCTGCGTAAAGATCTTCCTGTCTTCCGTGATCTGTGTAGCTTCACCTCTAGCCGTCAAAGCCTCCCTACCTGCATTTGCCTTAGCTATGGATAGCTCCTTTAAATCACGGAACGATACTTCGAAGTCCGGATCCCCCTCCAACCGGTCACGGACTTTCTCAATGAGGTCCTCTTCCAGTGAGGACAAATTCAAGTAGTTTCTGGCCGCTAGTCGGCCAGTTACCTCTCGGAACTTACCTATGTGGTCCGCATAATCAGTTAGCACTGAGATCACAGTATCTCTATTGAACTTATACTTCCGGACCATCTTGGTCTGAGTCTCGCCCATAGCGTAGTGATACAGTATCTCAGCCACTTTACCTGGGTTAGCACGGCTAAGGCTATTGACCTTCATGGCCTCCTTCTCCTTGCTGACCGCCTGGATACTCTCAGATATACTGGCCATTAGGTCCAGTCGCATCTCTTCGGGGCTGGGATTGATTGCACTCATTATCTTTTTGATAGAAAGAATTTATATGAATGTCAATACTTTATGGAATCTGAATAAAATTATGCTTGACACGTATTTTCGTGCAACATAGAATCCGGATTCTCCGCTGGAACAAAGGATGATTAGAGCAGTAACCCTACTGAGTAACACAAAGGGAAGCTGCGGATAGTAAGCCCCATGAGGCTTGTATTTTTTAGAGGGGCGTTGGATGATACAATATACTAACGGCAAACGCATAGCTAACCCCCTCCTCCCCCGGTAAACATATATACAGTAATAAACATATGTTCACTGGTTATAAGTGCAATCCAAATTGTATTCAGATTTTTGATACATTGATAAATTGTATCCAGATTTTGAATACATTTATAGAATCTAGATTGTATCCAGATTTTAAATACATATAGAGTGTATTTAGATTTTGAATACATCGAATCTGTATTTAGATTTTTGATACATTTAGATTGTATCTAGGTTTTTGATACAATCGAACGAGCAAAGTTGTATCCAAATTCTTGATACAAGCGTGGGATAAGCATTGCATGGAAAAGCTTTTTATTTTCTAGCGAGCGGACTTATCCGCTGCCACTTTGCATCCATCCAAGGATGCCATGAAATGGCCGTTTATGGGTGCTTATGGGAGGTGATTTTATGGTTTTACGGAAAACCTAAGAATTTAAATTTCATTGATTATCAACGAGTTACTACAGATCCCTAGTTTATCTGGAAAAAAAAGCTTGGTTATGTTTGGAAAGTGTGCATTATGGGTGGTGCAGTTCCCGTTCTTTGACAGTCCAAACGCTACCGACTCCGACCTCGGATGTCGACCGCTAGCATCTCTACCGCTTGTGCTTTTGCACTCAGAAGGCCCTCTGGGACTTGCGGATATATGACAGCGACTCGGCAGTCGATACGGTGATACCTCGGATGGCCTCTCCGTGCATCGCGCACCTAATGATCAGGAAGTGGAGAGGTGGCCGCCAGAAGCGGCCTCGATGACGTAGCAAGTGGGACACAGATTGGTAACTCAGCCGCACCCTGCGAGCGTCTCAAGCCGCTGTAAATGAGGAGAGCCAATAACATAAACCAATCAAAAACATGACTGAAAAAAACGAAAGTTTTATCCGTTACGTTGTGGTCACAAGCCACGGCTTTTGGGGTCGATCCTCAAACCTGTTGGAGGCATTGGAAAATGCCAGAGTCAAATCGTTCTACAACTTGAACACCAAGAAGGACGATACTCACAAGGCATACGTCTATCGTATCGAACTCGACCCTGTCGAGAGCCGATGGACAGAGGAAACCAAGGCCGAGCTGAAACGATGCCGAACCACCCTCAGAGGGTATGAGGTCGGCGATCTGATCGAGCCTTGGGTCAATGACTGGGGGGCAGTAACGTCTTGGGGTGCCAAGGGTGACGAACCCGAACTGGTGATCGAACTCAAGATCAAGTAATACCACAGCCGTGGCTCTTCGGGGTCACGGCTTTCTGGGTGTAAGCAGGTCACCTCTGACCTGTCTACGTTTAACAAAAACCAATCAAATATTATGAGTAATACATACGCAATACAAGGTCCCACACTTGAATCTGTTTATCCAACCGACAGGCACTTTAAAGCCAACACTGACTCAGAAGCCATCAGTGTCCTTAATGACTACGGAAGTGAAGAAGGTCCGCATGAGTTCGACCTCTACAAGTTGGACCAAAACAGCGGATATTGGTCTTGGGTGCAAACCGCAGAGTTTAAACCCTCGTCTTGGCACTAACGCTAATCCACGCAGCTCACACTCCTTTGGGGTGTGGGCTTTTTGGGTGTAAGCATTCGACTTACAATTAACAATCAACCAATCAATAACATGACAATAAAAGACGCATACATACAGCACAAAAATCAGTGCTTACTCACGGGCGAAAAGCCTATGACCGAACTTGAGTTCACTCAGTTCGCCGCCGAACTCATCAGCAACTATAACACAATGCCATTGAAGGGAGGTAAATAGTATGAAATACAAAATTACTGACGCCGCCGTCAAACGTCTATTCGACCTGTTCGGAGAGGACATTGACCGCTTCGTAGACCCACTGCCCACGATCAGACAGTGGGCGATTAACGAGAATCTTTGGGGGTGCTTTCTTTCAAACCTTCGTGATCTCATAGCCAAGATACGTGGTGATCATCCCCACCTTGTATTCCAGATTTCTTATCATCTGGCTTACGAGCTGGAGGATGCCGAAAATAAGCTCAAGGCGATCAAGCGAGGCTTTGAAGCCATCAACGAAATCGAGATGGACTAATCCACACAGCTCACACTCTTCGGGGTGTGGGCTTTTTGGGTAGACGGATGTCCCGTCAACTTAACCAATCAAATATAAAATATCATGAGTAAAACATATATATGCACAGCAACCATCCAAGTAACAGTTCAAGCGGACGATGAGTTCGATGCACCCTACGAAGCAGGGATGCACTTGGACGTTGGAGACATTGAATGGGATGTCGAGGAAGGCTCACTTAAAGAGACCGATTCGTCACAGTCCCTTACAAACGTAACTATTAAAGCGTAACAACCCATCAGCTCGTAGCTACCAAGCTACGGGCTTTTTGGGTGTAAGCATCCTGCTTACGATCAACTAACTAACCAATCACAAATATGAAAATCCTACAACAAATCTCGGAGGTTAGGATGACAGATTATAGCATCATCATTGAAGGATGGCTACCAGTAGGTAGCCTTTATCGCACTCAATGGGGCTGCTATCCTGTCGTTCAAAACTCATGGAGACACCTAGACACAGCAGAGGACACACCTCCCGATGAACACTTGGGTGGACACTAAATCAAAAAACCAAACAAGCTCACGCCCACAAGGCGTGGGCTTTTTGGGTGTAACCCACCCTACTTCGGGTTGCAATCAACTAACTAACAAATACATGCGCCATTTAATACAGGCGCGAACCAATACAAAATATGAAAATCAAAAAACCAAACAAGCTAGTCAAGACAGACAGGCAAGCTGAGAGTGCGTTAATCGTATTCTTCAGTATAATTATCGGCAGCATCCTACTAGCGGTCGCAATCATCGCTGAATACCTATGAATACAAAACCTAACCTACAAATCGGTCAGGCTTACATCGTAGACGACAAGCCTATGGTGCTGACTGAAATAAACTACCGTGGAAAAGGGGACGGTGAAGTCCCTTACTTTCGCTTTACTGACGGGCGTTACGGCTTTGGCCGCACGCTCGGTAGGCGTGCTTCGGATGCAGAGGTGCTTGACAATCTTCAGATTGCTGAAGGCGTTGACCCTCTAAGCATCCTCCTCAAACTGCAAGACAGCGTTCAATCTATGGCTGACTTCTACAGAAACAAATCCTAAAAACATGAATAAAAAAATCATACACTCACAAAAAATAAATGAATATTTCAAGATGCGTGAAAACTTATCAGCCCTAAGCGACAACGAGCGACGCTCAATCGAGAAGAAATCGGGCAAGCTGTTTTCGGAAATTGTTGAATTGGGGGCGGAGTTGTATCCTTCTCGCCAATATTCACGGATTGAACCCACTAAATAACTAATAATAAATATGAAAACTCAAATAATTAAAACACTAACAGGAATCGCCTGTTCTTCTTTTGAAGAATGGGCAGCAGACTCAGAATTATTTTGGGTCGAGCAAGGGGTCTATGGAGTGAACTCAACTTACGTGCTAGACAAAGATTCAGTAATGTCTTGCAAAGTAATTACTCCATATCTGAGAGAGCTACAACAAGCCTTTGAAGATAACCCAGAGTTCGATTCAATAACTCTAGATGTGAAATAAACCAACGGCTCGCACCTTCACCGGTGCGGGCTTTTTTGGTAGACAAGGCTACGTTTTTTCTGTAGCATTCAAACGAGACTGCCGGGCGATGCCGCCAAGCGATACCGCCAGCAGCACAACAACTAACAGGGGGTGCAATGGTCTCGATCTAGCTTCGGCTAGAGACGGAGGTTCAAATCCTCCCACCTCCACCATTTAATAAACACTAACAATAAATCAATATGTATTCAGAATCAGCACGATCCG